CTCCCATGTGGGAGGCTCTCGAGCTTAGCGGCTTGTGAATTCTCACCCTCACAAATGGTGCTTCTATGTTCACGCGACACCGTACTAGGGTGGCGGCTCTTCTTGGGAGCGGATCCGCTGAAGACTATATCAGCGGCTCCCTTGCGCAACGAACCGTAGTCAATCGTAATTCTCTCGATTATGACTGCTGGGATGTGCACAATGCGCCTGGTGTTGACCACGACTTTCTTCTCACGAAGAAGGATGTGGTCGACATGGTACCCTTTAACGGGCACGTCGCATCTGGTCCTTTCGCTGGAAGTGGTTTTACTAACTTCCACGCTGATTGGTTAACCAGGTACGCCGGGCCAGTGAACATAAATCGCGATACTGTTGATGCTCAGGACTTTGCGATCCTTCGATCTCGAACTAATCCGAGTCGACCGACCGTAGCGCCTCTGACCCTCATCCAGGATCTCGTTGATATCCCAAAGCAACTCAGAGATGTCAGGAAGCTATTCTCATCGCCAAAGAGCGCGTTGAATGCTAAGGAATTAGCAAACCACAACCTCAGTGTGCAATTCGGATGGCTCCCCTTAATCGATGATGCTAAACATATCATCAAGCTCCAGCACTACATTGCTAAACGCAAGGAAGAGCTGGTTCGTCTTGATGGTAAGTCGGGATTGAAGCGTCGTATCCGTCTTTCAGAAAGTACCGACCACGATGAGTTCAGCAACCAGTCGGTTGCTGCGACTAACTGGGGCGGCACAGGTTATGTTAACGTTTCACGTCAACAGACCACTGTGAAGTATGGTACTGTTCGTTGGAAACCAACGAACTTACCAAACTACGATCTGACAGATGTTGAGCGTACCTATCAGTTAGTCCGATCTGTAGTCGGCTTCTCTCCAGAAGGCGACATACAGGGTCTTTGGGATATAATTCCCTGGACCTGGGTCACTGATTGGTTTGTGGATATTGGGTCTTACATGACACAATATTCCAATACGATACCTGCCGAAGCAACTCACTGTAATGTGATGCGCAACGTTAAGGTCGTCGCCAACATATCCAAAAGCCCTTTGACTTCGTCTTGGGTTGATGGAGGATACGGCTCCGTGTCGTACGAGATTAAATCCCGTGCGGCAAATACGGCACCGTTTGCGGTTCGCATCCCTTTTATAGGGCTGCAACGACTGTCGATCCTTGGCTCGTTGTTTATCCAGCGGTTCAAGTGAACCGACGGATAACTGCAACCAAGGAGTATGTAATATGCTAGGTTCAAGCCTGACGGTGACCCTTGACGGTTCCGGTGGAACTGCCAAAGTGCTGCCGCTGATCAATCAGGACAACTACACGTCCGAATATTTTCTGGACGAGACGTTGACTTGGTACCGCGCGAAAGTGCGGCACTCAAGTGATACGGTCAAAGCCGGCACGCAAGCATTCGATCGTCACACTGTGACTTTCCAACGCTATACGAAGCCGACTACGACCTTTCCTGGCGGCCTGCTCGCCGAAGCGATCTACACCATCCGGTGTAGTCCGAACGACGTGCCTGCCGAGATCATCGACTTGAGCGAGGCCATGAGCTTTTACATGGTAAAGGCTGGTGGTATCGCTTCCAAGTTGCTGGGCAAGGAGTCTTAGACTCCCTTAACCGTCTGTACGACGGACCCCAGGAGATGGCTGGACGTAGCCGTAGACACCCATTAATAGGAGAAGTCCTATGAGTGAGTATAACAGCTACGCCAATTACATACAGG